TTTGCGGTTTTGAAAATCAGGCTGGTGGCGTAGCTGGCCCCCTCCCTAAGCGCTGATATTTGGGCGCTGTCCGTGTTGGTGGTTACCAAGTTCCACGTAATGTTGCGGGCTGTGCCTCCAGAAACAAAATCGTCCAGATACAAAAGCGTGCCCGCTGGGAAAACTCCACTCCCAGAGGGGCCTATTTTTACAGAACCACGAGCATCAAGTTTACCAGCAGGCGCAGTCGTGCTGATACCAACGTCACCCGCACTGGTGATGGTCACGCTTGGAGTTGTTGAGCCTACTGCAAAACCAAGACCATTAGAGGCGTCAATACCAATTCGCGCCCTTTCAGTACCGCTAGTGTCAAAGGCTAGGCTGTTTCCAGTAGGTGCCGAAACCAGACGCAATGTACCGCTGCTGGTGACGCGAACGCGCTCGGCGGACTGAGTAGTAATCCGGATGTCGTCGCCGCCCGTGCCAACCCACGGGACATCGGTAGTTGAAGAATTACGGAAGCCAATTAGCGCAGTGCCAGAAGTGGTATTTTGGACACGTATTTGCCCAGTCGCGCTTTGTGCGTGAAGTGTGACATCCGGTGCAGCCGTGCCAATCCCAAGACGGTCGTTGCTGTTGTCCCAGAACAGATTGGCATTGTCCTGCGAATATACGCCAGAAGCGCCTGCGAACACAACGGAGCCAGCGGTGAAAGCGGTTCCCGTACCAGTACCGCCATTAGCTACGCCAAGCGTACCGCCCAGAGTCAGGGTGCCGGAGCTGGTGATAGGGCCACCCGTTAGGGTCAAGCCTGTAGTGCCGCCAGAGCCGTCCACCGAAGTTACAGTACCGAGCGCACCCGTGTTTGATGCAAGCAGCTTTACAACGCCAGCTGCATTCTTAAAATATAGTCGCTCATCAGTCAGATTAATGGCAAGCTCACCCGCAGCAAGATTGCCAGCGGTTGGGACAGCAGCCGCCGTGCTTGTTCTGTAGAGTTGAATTGGCGTGAAATTCGTTTGCGCCATTAGAAAGTACCTCCGTCGATGCCGCCCCAAGACGGTGCAGATGAGCCACTAGATAGCAGGACTTGACCAGTAGTTCCAGTTGAAGTGAATGCGTATGCCGATCCTGTTCCATATGCAACAGCGCCAGCAGTGGGAGTGGCAGTTCCGCTAGTTCCGCCATTAGTCACAGAAAGCGTGCCTCCGAGCGTAATTGTTCCGCTGATAGTAACCGGGCCACCGGTTGTCGTCAGGCCAGTTGAGCCACCGCTAACGTCAATGCTGGTGACAGTCCCCGACCCGGGCAGAGTCCGCCATTCGACATCGGAAGCCCCGACGTTAACGAAGAGGGCTCTGTTCTGATTCCCGGCGTAAGAGGGAAGAATGCTTGAACGCGCACCAGCTGCTGTAGTCGCGCTCGTGCCGCCCTTGTTAATTGGAAGCGTGCCGGTGAGATCCGACATCGGAATGGCCGCGACAGAGGTAAATGGATTCGTGCCGTTTCCGAAGATGTAGCCGCTCAGCGAATCGTTAGCGCCCGTACCACCCTGAAGGACTGAAAGGGGAGTCGTCAGTCCGGTGATTGAGGTGATGTCGCTATTGACCCCAGACTTGGCAGCGGAGAGATTGGCGCGTGCAACGGTTGCGGTTGTAGCCCCTGTACCGCCGTTCAGGACGCCCAGAGTACCAGACATCGTGATGACGCCTGATGTCGTTACCGGGCCACCAGAGAAGATAAGGCCGGTCGCGCCGCCGCTTACGTTCACAGAGGTGACGGTGCCGAAACCCACGCCGCTGGCAGAGATAGTGATGCCACCGGAAGAGTTTGTGATGCTGATACCAGTACCAGCAGTCAGGGTGGCAAGCGTATAGTTAGAGCCGTTTCCGATGAGAAGCTGGCCGTTTGTCGGCGTCGTTCCCAGACCCGTGCCGCCGTTTGCAATCGTAATCGCGCCAGAGAGTGCCGTGACAGCGATATTGCCGCCCGTGATGTTGACGGCGTTCGAGTTCTGCAGCGCCATATTGCCGAAGCCAAGCGTCGAAGGCGTCAGCTGACTGAGGGCAATTCGGTAGTTTTCGTTCGCAAAGACAGCCGGGAATTCGACGTTGCCAGTAACAGCGCCGACCCAAGGAGTCATCTGAGAGATTTTAATGTCAGACACTTAGCTCTCCTGAATAATCGGCTCATCGTCCTGCGTGATAATCCGCTGTATACCATTCTCATCAAGAACGTAATAGGTAGGATTATAATCCGGACGCGGGTTCCTCAGTGGCACGGGGTCTGGCCGCAGAAGCAAGCGGCGATAATATGGCTGAGGGACATCATCGCAAGAAGCGCAAACATAAAGGCCAAGGCCAACCGGGACCGAGCCTCCGCGATAGTCTTTCTTCTCACGGAGATGCGAGTGCTGGACAAGAAATCCGCACCCGTCGCATATAGCGATACCTCTGGGATTTTTTGCGTCAAACTCCGGCTTTGTCCGTTGCTTTCTGCCGCGCCCGAATCCGTACTGCATCAGTAGTTCCAAGGATCAATGGTGAGCCGCAAAGGAACGCGTTCACGGTCCTCTGCAGCAGCACGGTTATATGCGCTATCAGCAAGGCCCTGAAGGTATTGAAGACGGTCAGGCGCAAACTTCACGGCCAGCTTTGCCGCGAGTCCAGAAGCAATAGCTTCCATCCAGCGGTTTGGCGCGTCCATGCTGTCGGTGAATGCGCCGGCATCCTGTTGGATTTTCATGCGGTGATAATAGAGCCGGATTCCGGCAAGCTGCGGGGCCTGCCAGATATAAATGCGCGGCGTGATTGTGCGCTCAAAATAAAACTGGAACGGGCGCTGGCCGAGCTGTGCTTTGTTCGGGATGGCGTCATATTCAGCGCGACTGATTGGCGACATCATAAGGTCGGTTGCAAGAGCGCCTGACATGGTGCGCGTGTACATCTGCAGGATGTAAACCGTGCGCGGCTCAAGATCATAATACAGGACGCCCGGGAGCAGATCGATGTATTGCAGATCTACAGCCCAAAGATTAGGTCCGTTATTGGACCAATCCGAGAAGAGGTAATTGATGGAGCGGCGAGCACTGTCGATGTCGTTCGATGCCAGAGATGCGGGATTACGACCGACGCGCTCAAACGCCTCAGTGATAATATCGATCTGTTCGGTCTGGCCGAAATCGTAAGTGCCACTGCTTGTCATCTGAACCTCGCCGTCTTCTTCGCGATAGATTTAGGCTGGGGCACAAACTGTTTTCCAGCCTTTTTTCCTTCGCGTTTGGCTTTGCTTGTAGCAGCATATTCAGCAGGCGTCAGCGATTTAATGGCATCCTTGGGGAGATACCGTTCACCCGTCTTACTGGACGGCTTCCCAGATTTGGTGGTCCACTTCTGGTCAGTCCAGTCCTTGAGGGATTGCTGGGGCTTTCTAATCGGCATAGCCACCGCCTTTGGCTTTATACGACTTGGCTAGAAGCTGGGCCTTGCGGGCCGACCATTGCCCTGCCCCGGTGCCTTGGACCTCGCGAGACTTGATACTTTCAAACAGCCGCTTGCGGAGGCCGGGCTTCGTGTAATTCCCGGCCTCATTTACGCGTGACTCTTTGCGTCCACGCATTACTTCTTCTTCTTAGCCGGAGCCTTTTCGGCAGCCGGAGCTTCTTCAGCTGCAGGCTCAGGAGCCTTCTTAAAGCCGAGCATCATCTCAAGAGATTCCTCAGTTACTTTTTCCCAGTCTTCCTGAGAAAGGCAGATTTCCTGCTGATCGCCACTGGCGTTCGTGTATCGACGAAGGATCATGATTAACTCCTATTAAGCGTAGGTTTTTATCATTTCGAGAATGATGCTGTATGTGTCACCGGACGAAGCGCCGATTGTGGTGAACATGATGTCGCCAGTCTTGCCCGTACCGGCATTGTTGCCAAGGATAGCTGTATCGTCAAAGTTCAGCGTGTACATACCGGGCGCGAGAACAACAGCACTTACATCCGTGTCAGCATCCCAAAGGATGTTGACTGACATGCCGTTGACCATAGCTGTGATCCTGCGGATTGAAACGGCTGTGCAAGCCTTACCTTCAAAGTTTACAGTCAGCGCGGACACATCGACCTTGAGAACGGCGCTTTCGCCGGTTCCGTCAGATACGTTGTTGAATTTCATAACGGCTTGGCTTGCACCGTCAAACAAGGTTTGAGAGTTTACTACGTCAGGCATTATTTCATTCCTTTAAGGGTCATAGCGAGACGGGCACGCTGGCCCATTTTACCGGGCTTTTTAGCGGCTGCCTCCAGCTTTCCTGCAGGAATCGGCTTGCCAGCTTTAGCGCCAAGAGCTTTGCGAAGTGCGCCGGGCTTCTTGATGGCCTCGGCAATGAAATTCTTTTTTCCGCGCATGTCAGCAATCCCACGCTCTGAGTGATTTATTGATTCGGCTATTCGGATCGTTGGCAGTTTTAGCAGATGTCAGCTTCTTTTTCATGCCCTTCATTCGGGCGCAGAAGCTGTCACGGCGAGATCCGCCTTCCGGCTGCGGACGCTTTAGGTTTGATCCAGTGGCTGCGTTATACGCCTTACGGCCAACTTCATTGAGGCCGCCCTTTGGATTCTTATGCTTAGCCTT